GCGTCAACAGCCGCATCAAGACCTTTAGGGAAGTTCTTGATAATCATATTAATATTGTTAAAGGCAACACGCTGCCACCAGTCACGATAGACGAGGCGCGAGTTGAGATACCTGCTATTTCTATAATAACCGTTATACTCACCAATCGTTGTAGTGGCGATAGGTCCGGTATTACTCCACTTCATATCAATAATCGGGCTGTTAATGCTAGGCGCGAAGTACTGAGTGGTTACAGCACCATTGTAGCTAACACGTCTAGGTGCGTAAAGTATCAGAGTCTTGTCATAGTTCATCCAGAACTCAAAACCGTAAGGATCGTTCAACGCACCTATCTCTTTAATATGCCCTAGTACTGTAGTGCTGTCTCCTAGCACCACGATATGAGCAACTATGTTAGCAGACCAAGCGCCTGGATTCGGCAAGTACGATGTAGTAATCTGCAACGACTCCGCTGGATTACCAGCATCCCACAGGTTAGCTACCATAGCATCAATGCTAACCATCTGTGTCTTATTGACGCGATACGATGCTACGTCTGCTTCCGTCTTAAGATTGTTTAAGTACCCATCGAAACGAAAGGGTTGGTCTAGCCACGCAAGGTAGTCAACACCCGCAACCGCCACAGTGGAGCGGCCTGACTGAAGCCCCACAGGGCCACAGATGCCGCCAAAGACAGTCTCCCACGTACCTGTAGCTCCGGTACTAGAAACCCCGATTCTGAAGTCGGTGAGCTTAGGACCGAAACCAGTCGGTCCTGTGCTACTGACACGCTGTAGCTGTGGGTGCGTAAAAGGGACAGACCAGCTTGCACCACCTATCTCGTTGCGCTGAAAGGTGTATGTAAGATCAGGTATCTCAGCTAAAACTGATAGCGTTGTACCACTGTGGCTTGTGTTTACTACTCTCCCGAGTACAGCAGCCATTATATCTTCACTGGCGTCCCGTAGGTGAGGCTGGACCAGTAGCCGAGATTGCAAGTCCAGTTGAATTGAAACGGTGATACCGTCGGAGAACCCTTAGCTGCGACAGGGATAGCAAAGCTAGATAGCTGAACGTCAGCGTAGTACGTGTCAGTATCGCCGTCAAGTTGCATACGAATATGAGAATGCCTGTACGTGGTAGCGCCCTGAACGTAGTCAGGCAGCACCTTAGTGACCAGTGCTTTACGACTAGTCCAGTACAGTGCGGTTGTCGTTTCTACAATCTCTCCTTCGCAAGTGATCGACATTGCATCAGCACTCTTGCGCGTGTTATACCTACCAGCAGCAAATGGGCGCGGAACGTCGTCACCCACCACAGGGTATGTCCAGGTGAATTCCTGCACAGGGTACGGGAACTCGTCTAGGCTAACGTAGCCTAGCAGTAGCGGATCATACAGTAGTAGTGATGTAATCATGGCTTATGCCTCAGTCCGAATAGGACGGGATTCAGTGCATCTACGATCGCTTGCCCTGTGGGGTTTGTAACATCAACGTTGATGTTAGTCTCGTGGGTTACGCTATGAGTGGTAGCTGCGTTAGCGTTACGTCCAGTTAAGCTGTTAATCATAGGCTTGCTAACAACGTACTCACCGGGCGTCAGCCATGCGGGAACGGTATCGTTATTGCCTCGCCCCTTAACCCAACCGCCTCGCTTAAACCCTTCAGGAAACGGTGGGTGTGGCTGCTTAATACTCTTCAATGTTGCAGCAGTAAACATACCAGGACTTCGTTTATTCAATAGTCGTATTACTCTTCCAAGTTCTAGATTGACAACATCAGCACTAATTGGTATTCCGTCGGAGTACCAACGATCTAAAGCTGGCTTTAATAGAGCCGATAGATCTTTAATCGACGTCTTTCCAAAAGTTCCGACGTGGGATACATGAGACATATTAGGAGTAAATTGAATAATACTATGTCCCAACTTTTTGTTATTACTCCCCAAGACATTCTTGAGACGATCCATATTATAATCACGTTCATTCTCATACATCACGGTGATGAGCTTTTCCAACTCACCAGGACGCTTAACTTTCCTACTCGATAAAAACTTTAGATTGTCGCCGGTCGATAATCCCAACGTGCCAGTCTCGCTCTTCAATTTATTCCACAGAGATTTACTCTTATGGTTAGAAAGATGGGCAGTCTTTATCAAATGCAAATTCTCTTCTACGTTAGAAAGTTCACTTTTCATTTTTCCAATATACGTATAGAATCCCTGAGCTTGCATCTTTTTCTTACCGACAGAACGTGAACCGTCTGGTCTAATATAATTCCGGTGAGAGTCTGGCACGGTATCCAGCTCTTTCAAATAAGCAAGCAACTCCGTTTGAAGCGGGGCCATTCTACCTGCGGCCCGTTCAGCAGCCCCCGACCAATGACCAAAAAGTACAGGAGAGATACCCTTTAAACCTTCGCTGAAATCACCACCCTTAATTATACCTAGAGTGCCAGCCTCATCCTTTAATAACTGCTTCAGCTTATCCTGCACGTACTTAGACTTCTTGCCCTTGTCGCTAGCAGCTAATCGCAAGAGAGCCTCTACGTTACTGGCAGGGCCACTACTCTTCTTACGTGGGCCGCGCTTCCACGGGTGTACCTGACCGCTAGGTGGCTTACGCGGAGTGACATCGCCAGAGTGCTTACCAGCCCGTTCAAGACTATCTAGAATGTTACCAAATGCTACGGCACCCTTACCGCGATATTTAAAAGCCTTACCTTCCATACCACGGAATCCGCTACTGGTAAACTTACCGATCACAGATGCAATAGCCTCTGGCGACGCTCCCTGCATAAGAGCTAGAACAGCAGCAGTTTTCTCAGCTTCGCTGCCTAATCTACTAGCGTGTAATGCAGCATTGCTCAGATGAGAGTCGCGCATATCTAGATCCCTAGCGTTACGAGCATCGTGAGCTTTCTGCCACTTCGTTCGCTTACGTGTAGCTGCGCGCTTTAATTCAGCTTGCGCCTTCGGCTCCGTACCGCCCTTTCGTGCAGCTACAATAGCGTGAGCCTCCGATAACTCTGCGGCTGTTAGCTGACCGCCTGTAGCAACCTGAAACTTTAATTGCTTCTTCAGTTCCTTATACTGATCTAGGTTTGCCCTCATCTGTTCGGGTGTTAGCTTACCCAAATCGCGTTCAGCCGCTAATGCTGCGATCTGTTGCAACACGGCAGTATTCTCAGTATCTAATTTACCGCCTAGTTTCTTACCAGTAGGATGAGGACGGCCACCTATACTACCAGTCTCTTCGTCTCTTAATCGTCTGGCTACTCGTTTGGCTGCTTCGACTCTCTTCTTTGTAGCCTTCTGCCTATTCCACTCCTTTGTGTGTGGATTACGCAGAGCAGCAGACTGAGCAGAAGATTCTGCTGCTTGAGATAGGTTTCTCTCTAATAAGAAGGCTGCATCGCCCAATTGACCAGTAGCAATGTACTTACGAATAAGGCTAATCTCAGCAGTAGAGCTAGACCACTTTACGAGTTCTAGTAACTGCAATAACTGAGTAGTATCTCGACTGATAGTACTAGCACTCTCACCAGCAGCCTTTAACCTTGACGATGTATGAGAGCCTAGTATTTTAGCTTTTTCAAAATTTGCTGTTCCCGGCGCAAAACGAATCTTGCCGCCAGCAGGTATCACCATCTGTCCACCGCTCTTTAAGCGGCGCAATGGATGACGCACGCCTTCCCATGCATCACGCCCTTGCTGCTTTAAACCTTCGTTAGTGAAACTCTTAGCTATACCTAAAAGATCCTTTGCTAAACTCTGTGTAGGTAGCTGTACCGTCTCACGATTCAACTCTTTCCATCCCGGTTGTCCTACTTGAAAGGTGCGATACCTAACACCAGCACCATTGATAACGCTAATAGCTCCGCTCTTAGGATCTTGCTGAAAGGAAACGCCCTTCATATGCATATAGTTCTGTGCGGCAGCTACGCCGCCCTTAGCGAAGTGCTGTACTTTGTTGAATACCGCCTGTGGGTGGTTTGCGGTGCCAAGCATCGCAGAGGCGTTAGCGACTTGTCGCTTGTTAAGCACAACCTCGCCAGGAGTGAGCATAGCGGGTACGCTATCTCTATTGCCACTACCAGGAATAATACCGCCTGTGGCCCAAGCACCGCCGCCTCCGCCGCCTTTACCTTTACCTCCACCACCCCTAAAGTTAGGGCTTATTTTCATCTGAAGATTAGGATTGCTACTTTCGTACCAACCGTGCGATCTTTGATTAGCTGAATATTCTGCTGCCGTCATAGAGGGGTGCATCTCTTGCCAAATCGTATTTAGTGCCCATGCATCCTGTTTCGCTGTAGCAGGAGCAGTAACTTTTGGCCTGGGATTAGACTCTTTCCAATCTTGAATCGACTGAGCAACAGCATCGTTCATGCTCTTGGTTAGCTGACCAGCAAACGTGGTGGTAATCATCTTGGAGAAGCTGTCATACATCTTGGCTTCAGCACCGCTATCGACTAGGCCATTAACAATTTGCCACGCAACATCTTTGCCGTAGCTATTCCACAGGGCAAGTGTGGAATCCATATCTGCCTTAGTAGCCGCATCACGCGCTGCCTTAGTATCTGACCACACCTTCTTGTACTGAGCAAGGAACGCAGGAGAAGCGTCAGCAAGAGAAAGGATTTCAGGTAGCTTACCGATGCCTGCTGCGCGTAGATCAACTATCATCTCAGGCGGCAGTTTCTTAGACAGCTTCTCTAATCCACCGCGCCACAGTTTAAAGTTTTCCTCTTGAGCAGTAGCATCCTGCATGATGAACTCTAACGGCACCTTGATAGGCTTAACTCCCAGACCCATCAACGTCTGGTTAATACCGGAGAAGGCACCAAGAACAGGCCCACCAGAGATAGGACCACTAAGGATACCACCAATTGCTGAGGTGTTAGCGGCCTCTAACTCCTTGTACTTCGACAGAAGATTCTTAGCTGCTGACTCTACATCTGATTTCTGCTGCTTGAGAGCTTCTTGCCTCGCTCGCGTAGTCTCTTTAGCGAGGCTCTTCTCGTAGTCAGCCAGCTTCTTATCAGAAGCAGTAGCTGCATTGTTCAGTTTGATGATAGCATCTAGCTTACTATTGCCAGCCTTAACTGCGGCAGCAGCGGCTTCTTTCTGAGCGTCAGTCAGCTTATCAATATCATTCTGCGACTGCTTCATAGTCGATTTGCCAAAGATTGAAGGTGTGGAATCGAAAACCGCTTCCCACATCTCATCACTTTGCTTCTTAAGGTTAGTGCCTGCAACGGAGTCGATTATTCCAGCAGCGAATCCTTCAGCAGACTTAAACTGTGAACCCCAACCTCTCGCTACCTTCTGTGCAAAGTTACCGTGAATGTCTCTATCATTAAACTCTGAGATAACACCCTTGAGCGTTTCATAACTCAGAGTTACTACGCCAATCCATCCAACTACCTTCAACAACGACTTGCCCCAACTTAACCAACCAGCTTTTGCTTCAACATTAGTTGCGTTAAGAGTTCGCTGTGCCACTTCTACGTCTTTGATAGCCTGTTCAATCTTACGAAGCCGCATGGTGGCTAGTACCATAGTTACTCCACCGAACGCTGAAGAGAACAGACCGCCAAGAGTCAGCAGCAATCCAGATATGACTACTAAGAAGCCGATTGTTTCTCTCTGGTTCTTACTCAGATTAGTAAAGATTGAGAACGCTCGCGTGAAAGCGTTAAGAACCATTAGCAGCGTTGGCATGACAGCTTGACCGAACTGAATCCAAGCTACTTTGAGATTGTTAATAGCCGTCTTGTACTTCTGATCCGCTGTATCAGCTAGCGCCTTCACTGACTTGTCATACTCAGAAACGTCCTGAGTCGCCAAGTGCAGAATGTTCCTGTGCTTATAATGCTGAGTGACTAGGATGGTGAGAGCGCGCTGCATCTGAATAAGACCCTTAGAGCCGCCCTTACCTGTATCACTACCAAACTGTGTAATCTCTTTGACGAACTGCGTCAGCTTAGGTCCACCAAGCATCAACGATGGATCGAGCGAGATGATCTTATCAAGAATGTCATAGAGGGGTATAAGCTGTTCGCTACCATTCTTCATAACAGTAATGCTAGCGCCAGCTTTCTTCATACCAGTGATGAACTGCTCAGTACCAAAGAGGTCTAACAGTCTAGCTTCTGCTGTGGAGGCTTGTGCGGCAGAAGGGATTGCTTGCGTAACAACAGCAAACGCCGCGCCTACCTCAATTAGTGACTGCTTAGACTGCTTTGCGGCAGGAGCTAGCTTGTTCATTCCCGCGCTCAGTTCTTGGAACCCACCGCGCATGAATCTGACAATGGAGAACAGTTCAGCCATAGATTTACTTAGTTCCTTCTTACCTAAAGCAGTACTAAGATTAGTAGTTGCTGGTAAGAAGTCGTTGAATACCGTAATGAGCGTATCGGTAGCTGTAGCAAGATCAACCTGACCGCCCTGTGCAGCTTTATTGGCTTCAGTTAGAACGACAACTCCGTTCTTCATGCGCTCAACAGCACTAGCACCTAAGTCCATTGAAGAGAAGATGTTATAGGATGCGTCGGCCATTTCTTGCGCTGTAGCCGGATACAGCTTCGCTAAACCTAAGATTGCTACTTCTAATTCCTGAGCTAGTCGCTTCGTTTGAGCGATTGCAGCGCCTACCTGCAAATTAGTACCGCCAAGCTGAGTGGCAGCTTTAGTAGCACGTACATCAAAACTAGAATAAGAACCAGCAGCTAACGCAGATAAGCCTAAGCCCACAGCACCACCCATAAATGCTAACGATCCAGCGTGAGCAGCTTTTCTACCAGTACCATAACGAGCAGCCTGAGCCTCAGCCTGTGCATTTAATGCAATACGCTTTTCAATCTGCTCGTTGAGAATCTTCTGTTCGGCTATAGTACTTGCTAGTATTCTCTGCTCAGCAGCTAGCTGTTCATTGTTCTTTACTAATAAACTATACTCACGACTACGAAGAGCTAAATAGTCATAGAGCATAGCTTGTTCGGCTCTATTATAACCCTTCTTTTTGATCCACTGTTGGCGTTCTGCTTCACTCTCTAACCGTATGAATTTTTCTCGACTCTGATAGGGTATTGTTCTCTGAACAATCTCCCCGCGCGCTCTACGAGTCTTATTCATAGCAGCTTCTTGGCGAGCTAGTTGTGCAGTTAATTTAGATTGAGCAGCTAAGTTAGCTAATCGTTTTTCTCCGTCTTTAGCTTCAAGAGAGCGCAAGTTCGTTAGTGACTGGCCCTGCTTAATTTGTAAACGCTGCGATTGAGCCTGCATCTGCATGAGCTTGTTCTGAGACTGAGCATGGCGAGCAAGCGCGCTCATATCTCCGCTGATGCGGCGCATACGTGCAGAGGCGCGGTCTTGCAACCGAATGACGAGATTCATCTCATACATTCGAGCCATTACTTAGACCTCCGCGTAATCTCTAGCTCTTCGTATCGAGCGGTGGCATTGAGTACTGCTGACAATCGCATAACAGTACCTTTCTGTTGCTGAAGCAACCCACCCGGCTCAGGAAGAATACTAAACTCTTTGCACAGGTGGGTTATCTTCAGCCACGTAATACACTCTTGTTTTAGTTCGTCTGTGTAGATAGCTTTAATTGACTCTGCTCTGGTACTTCGCTTGCCTTCGCCTCCTGAGTTGGTAAGGAGGTAGAAGCAGCAGTCGGAAAAAGCTCTTCATCAGCGTCGTCCTCTGCGTTGAGCTTATCAATCAGCTTCTCAATCTCAACTCCCACAGCAGGGTTCAACATACGGAGTGTTAGCTCCTTGTTGAAATCAAGCTGGATGCCGTTACTGTCAGTGATGTTGTGATCTACGATGCAGTTCTTGAACGTGTAGAACCGCTCCCACGTCTGGTAGGTTTCAATCACCATCTTAGTATCGTCATCAGCTTTCTGACCGGGCTTGCGCTTAGTCTGTTCCATGACTGCACGACTACCCTGATCTCTACGCTCAAGAACGTCCCAATAGGGAAGCTGCCTGAGCGTAACGAACCCGTCCGGCGGTAGGCTCGTTAATTCGTGCCGGACGGGTTCTTGCGTTACGGTTCCAACTGGCATTGTATTCTCTCCTGTTTGTCTAGCTGATTAGGTCGTGACACCAACATTGGTCGGGGAAGTAACCTTGATCTCATAAGCGTTACCACCGACTTGGACTAGGCCGTGTCCCTTGAATCCACCCATGATGATAGCGTCGATAGAACCAACATTGATATCATAGGTGTCATACGCGCAATGGTTAGCAGCGAGCGAGATACCCGGCACTGTACCATTGTATGCTACTCCACCAACTGTGGATTCTAACTTGAATGCTGCGGTCTGCGTATTAACCATCTTGTCGTAGTCAGCACGGGTAAGGAAGTCCAACTCAGAATCGACTTCCAGATCCGTCTTACCATACTTGACGAACGCCGCTGAACGGCTAGACTTGATACGGTTCTGCGGCTCTGCATTGTGGTTAACCATGAACGTGAATCCGTTGAAGCCTGCCTGTGCAGCACCCCACGTAGGAGTAATGCCGGAAGCAGCAGTATACACGTTATGCGAATCAGCGCCCAACAGATCAGCTTCAAGCCACACAGGAACCGGAAGGCTCTGTGATGCTTCAGCTTCACCGATGATGCTCATAGTCACCTTAAGCACACCAGCATCAA